ATGGACTTCTACACTTCTGTTGACATTCGTGGTGGAAACATCCTGTACCGTGGATGGAGGAACGGGCAGCGACAGCACATCCGTGTGCCGTTCTCCCCCACTCTGTACATTCCTGCAAAGGAAATGGGAGAGTTCACCACCGTCAACGGCAAACCTGTACAACCAATTCAATTTGACACTATTGGAGAAGCACGAGAGTTTATTGACCGCTTCAAGGACGTGTCCAACTACGATGTATACGGCAACACCAATTTCGTGTATCAGTATTTGTACAAGGAGTTTCCCACTGAAGTAGACTACGACTTCAGCAGTCTCCGCATAGCAAACTTGGATATTGAAACATCGTGTGATGGAGGTTTCCCTACACCATCCTCTCCCACGGAGCGGGTTATTGCCCTAACTATTTCAATAGGTAACAGTACCTATGTGCTAGGTTTAGGAGACTTTCATATTGAGGGAGATGGAGTTACCTGTATTTCGTACACCGATGAACGGGAACTACTACAGGGATTTGTGTCCTTGTGGAAGCAGATTGATCCTGACATTGTGACAGGGTGGAACATTCGCTTTTTTGATATTCCGTACCTTGTGGCGCGGATGAATCACCTTGAAGACGGATGGGCAAACTCCCTCTCTCCTTGGGGAAAACTGCGGGAAACCACAGTAAATCGTATGGGACGGGATCAGACCGCGTATGTGATCAACGGTGTATCTACACTTGACTATTTTGAACTGTATCAGACATTCACTTATGTAAAGCAGGAGTCTTACTCTCTGAACCACATTTCCAAAGTGGAGTTGGACGAAGAAAAACTATCGTATACAGAATACGAAACCATTCAGGAGTTCTACACACAGAACTTTCAGAAGTTCATGGAGTACAACTTGCAAGATGTGCGACTTGTTGACCGCTTGGAAGCCAAACTGAAACTCATGGAACTCGCGGTTGCTCTCGCGTATTCAGCACGTGTAAACTTTGAGGATGTGTTTTCCCAAGTTCGCACATGGGATGCCATTATTCACCACCACCTAATGAGCAAGGGCGTGGTAATCCCACAGAAAACCAATCACAAGAAGGACGATCAGTACGCGGGTGCGTATGTGAAAGACCCTATTGTGGGCAAGCACGATTGGGTGGTGAGTTTTGACTTGAACTCTCTGTATCCCCATCTCATCATGCAGTACAATATTTCACCCGAAACCAAGAACACTAATCCTGTGTGGCGGCGAAACTCTATCACTCCAGATTCTCTGTTGTGCCGCAATCGTGGGGAAACAGTAAAGACTTTTATTGATCCTGCGGAATATCTCACCCAAGCAAAGACTGCGAATGTGTCTGTTGCTGCAAACGGTGTGGCGTTCAGCCGTGACCGCCAAGGATTTCTGGCGGAACTCATGGAAAAGATGTACGCAGAACGCAAGCACTACAAGGGGTTAATGATTGCCGCACAAAAGAGATTGGTGGGTTTGGACAAGAACGCACCCACAGAAGAAAGGCGGCGTATTGAATACGAAATTTCCAAGTACCACAACTTTCAGTTGGTGCGGAAGATTCAGTTGAATTCCGCATACGGCGCAATAGGCAATCAGTATTTTCGTTTCTTTGATGTTGAACTTGCGGAAGCAATCACATTGTCGGGGCAGTTGAGTATTCAATGGATCGGCGAAGCACTGAACCGCTTCTTAAACAAAGCCCTGAAGACAGAAGGTGAGGACTATGTGATTGCATCCGACACCGACTCTGTGTATCTACGACTTGGTGGGGTGGCAGAGCAGTGCAAGAACACAGACAATGGCAAGCGCATAGACTTCCTGAACGATTTTTGTGAGCGTGTGTTGCAACCGTTCATTAACAAAGAGTTCGACAAACTTGCTGTGCTACTAAACGCTTACGAAAACCGAATGGTGATGGGGCGAGAGATAATTGCAGAAAAAGGGGTGTGGACTGCGAAGAAACGATATATGTTGTCCGTGTGGGATGCAGAAGGGGTTCGCTACTCTACACCCAAACTAAAAATTATGGGCATTGAAACTGCTCGGTCTTCCACTCCTGCGTACGTTAGAGACAAATTAAAAAGCGCAGTGAAAATTGTGCTTACAGGAACAGAACAAGAACTACAGGAGTTTGTGGTGCAGATCGAACAGGAGTTTATGAATTTGCCCGTGGAGGAGATTGCGTTTCCCCGTTCCGTTTCTGGTATGGACGAATACGCGTCCACGGAAACAATATTTCGAAAAGCAACACCTATCGCAGTCAAAGCCGCGCTTGTTCATAACCACTTGCTGAAGACACATAAATTGACCCGCAAATATCGTGCAATTGGAGAGGGTGAGAAAATGAAGTTTGTGTACTTAAACATTCCCAATCCTATACACCAAACAGTAATTGGATTCACAAATACTTTACCAAAAGAGTTTGGTGTACACAAGTATGTGGATTTCAAAATACATTTCCAAAAATCTTTTATAGAACCACTCCGTTCAGTTACAGATGCAACGGGATGGAATATAGAAAAAACAAATAGTCTAGAATCACTATTTTCCTGACTTGTCACCTACATACAGTACACCCCTAACAAAAGGATTTATTATGTCTACAAAGATTGTGAAGGTTCAAACCGGCGAAGAACTCATTGCAAACGTCACTGAAAATTTTGAGGGCGACAAGACTGTTTCGTATACCTTAAAAAATCCGTGTATGGTTGTTCCCATGCCAACAAAAGGCGGAGGCGCAAGCATTGCTGTTGTGCCGTGGATGGCATCAGTGAAAGAACAGAAGATGACTGTGCCTGCATCGTATGTAATGTTTACAGCAGAACCTGCTGTTGATCTTGCAAATGAATTTAATACTGCATTCGGATCAGGACTTGTTGTTCCAAAATCAGACGTTGCTGTACCTAATCTGAAACTAACTGTTTAATGGTTAATATATTAGATTACAAGTATCTGCTCGGTATTCTTACCGACAGAAAATATTGGCTTATCAATGAAATGAAGCGGTGTGTTGTTGACAAGAAAATACCTCTTGCTACAATACAAAGACACGAAAGTGAATTAAACACTGTAGAAGAACAGATAAAGCAAATAACAAAGGAGATTGAGTGATAAAACTTAAGGACATTTTAAAAGCAACTGGCAACAAGTACGCAACGGTAGCATCTGATGGTTTGGAAGGCAGTGATGTAAAAGGATTCATCTCTACAGGATCGTATTCATTTAACGCGCTTTTGAGCGGGTCAATTCACGGTGGCATTCCAGACAACAAAATCGTGGCTCTTGCAGGAGAGCAAGCTACAGGAAAGACTTATTTTGCTCTGAATGTGGTTCGTGAATTCCTAAATTCTGACCCCAAATCAGTAGTTCTGTATTTTGATACAGAGCAAGCAATTACCTCTGATCTTCTGAATGATCGTGGAATTGACACTAATCGCGTTGCTGTTCTACCTGTTTCTACAGTAGAAGAGTTTCGTCACCAATGTGTCTTGTCTGTAGACAAGTACCTTGAAGAGGACAAGGATTCACGTCCCCGCATGATGATTGTATTGGATTCACTTGGAATGTTGTCCACAGAGAAAGAGATGAACGATACGGCAGAAGGCAAAACCACCCGTGACATGACTCGCGCACAGGTCACGAAGGCAGCGTTCCGAGTTCTGACCATCAAGTTGGGTCATGCACGGATTCCCCTTCTAATGACAAACCATACCTACGATGTGGTGGGTGCGTATGTGCCCACAAAGGAAATGGGTGGTGGTGGCGGTCTAAAGTACGCTGCGTCCACCATTATCTACTTGTCCAAGAAGAAGGATAGGGTGGACGGAGAGGTGGTGGGTAATATCATCCACTGCAAGACATACAAGAGTCGTCTTACGAAGCAGGACAAGACGGTGGATGTTCAGTTAAACTTTGAAACAGGATTAAACAAGTACTACGGACTGTTGGATATTGCTGTAAAGCACGGTATCTTTAAGAAGGTGTCTACAAAAATTGAATTGCCAACAGGCAAGTCTGTGTTTGAGTCACAGATTAACCGATATCCTGAAAAATACTTTACTCCTGATGTGCTTACTGCACTTGAAACAGTCGTGAAGAAAGAGTTCTGCTACGGCAAAGACGATTCACAAATCGCTACAGACGAGTTGGCAGAATCGGATGAATAAATTGGTATACCACAGTGAGTCAAATAGAAAATAGCATTCTTGCAGGACTGCTGAACGATCCTAATTTCTGCAAAAAAACAATTCCGTTCTTGCAAGAGGAGTATTTTCTTGATCGCGTAGACAAGGAAGTTTTTCGTGCAGTCAAGGAGTTTGTTAACAAGTACAAGGGTGTTCCTACAAAAGAAGCACTCCTAATATTCCTTCAAAATAACAAGGGATTAACTGAAGACGAATTCTCCAAGTGCAAAGCACTTCTTGGGGAGATGGCAAAGACTCCCAAGCAAGACACTGAGTGGTTGTGCGACACCACCGAGAAGTTTTGCAAGGATAAAGCAATATACAATGCCATCTTGCAATCTATTCAAATTATTGACGGCAAGGACAAGGTACACACGCCCCATGCCTTACCAGAGATTCTGTCCAAGGCTCTTGCTGTTTCGTTTGATACAAATGTTGGACACGACTTCTTGGAGGACTACGAGGAGCGATACGAGTTCTACCACAGGACGGAAAAGAAAATCCCATTTGACTTGGAGATGTTCAATGTCATTACTAAGGGGGGAATCTCTCCAAAAACCCTGAACATTATCATGGCAGGCACAGGAGTAGGTAAGAGTTTGTTTATGTGTCATCACGCAGCTGCGTGTCTAATGCAGAACAAGAACGTGCTGTATATTACCCTTGAAATGGCAGAAGAGAGAATTGCAGAGCGTGTTGACGCAAACATCATGGACATCACAATGGACGAGTTGCAAGACTTGTCTATTGACCTGTACGAAAAGAGATTTCAGTCAAGTACTCGTGGCGTAAGTGGCAAACTCATAGTGAAGGAGTACCCCACCTCGTACGCAAATGTAAACCACTTCCGTATTTTGCTTGACGAATTGAGATTGAAAAAGCAGTTTATTCCTGATATTATATTTGTGGACTACATTAATATCTGCTCGTCCGCACGATTCAAGCACGGAAACAACATTAGTTCATACGGTTACATCAAGGCTATTGCAGAGGAGTTGCGTGGACTTGCAATGGAGCGGGATGTACCCATTGTGAGCGCAACACAAGTGAACCGTTCAGGGTTTTCATCCACAGACGTTGACCTGACAGACACCTCTGAATCGTTTGGTTTGCCCCACACCGCAGATCTAATGTTGGCACTCATAACCACCGATGAATTAGAAAAAGCAGGGCAGATCATGGTGAAGCAGTTAAAGAATCGGTATAATGATAAGACTGCAAATAAAAAGTTTATTGTGGGTTTGAACCACTCAAAAATGAAGTTCTACGATATTGACAGCGAATTGTCTGAAGACCTTATGGACTCAAATATTCAAAAAGGTGAATCAGACGGATTTGGTTCAGGATACGGAGCAAAAGACTTTAAATCAAAATTTGGGAGTAGCAGGGACAAGGACACATCAAACTGGAATATGTGAATGCTGTTGACTGCTAATAATTTTTTGTTACACTTTCAAAACGGCAATTACAAAGACATTTGGATGCACGAAACGGCATAGTATGTCTACTTACATTGACAAGAAGTACATTAATCTAGTGTCTCCACAATTAGAGCGGTTCAAGTGGAAAAGCACCGATCTAGCTAATTGCCGGTGTCCTTTTTGCGGAGACTCACAGAAAAACAAGAGAAAAGCACGTGGATTCTTCTTTCCCATGAAAAATGATTACTTCTACAAGTGCCATAACTGTGGTGCAGGGCATTCGCTCTATCGTTTTCTGGAATATGTTGCTCCTGCTCTTGTAAAAGAGTACGCATTGGAGCGATGGCGTAACGGAGAAAACAGAAACAGTAATTACATAAAACCAATTGAAGAAAATATTGCTTTACCAAAAGCAGAACTTAAACTACCAAAAGTTTCATCTCTTCCCACAGATCATCCTGCACGACAATATTTGGAAAAACGCAAGGTTCCCCACCTTGATCGTTTTTATTTCACGGACGGGTTCGGGGATTGGGTTCGATCCATTGAACCTAAATACTCTACTATTCCGAATGACGAGCGTATCGTCATCCCATTCGTGAATAAAAAAGGTGAACTGCTTGCAGCGCAAGGACGCTGCTTGAGTGGTTCCAAGAACGTCATACGGTACATCACCGTTAAGTTCAGCAAGGACAGCAGAGCAATCTACGGTGAGGATCGTTTGGACTATTCAAAGAGGATTTATGCTGTTGAAGGCCCGATTGATTCTGTATTTTTGCATAACGCTGTCGCTCTTGCTGGGTGCGAACTTGCTCACGCTACTAAACTTTTCAGTGATTGTGTTATTGTATACGATAATGAACCACGCAATTTCGAAATTGTGCAAAAAATGGAATCAGCAATCCGTAACAACTACACTGTCTGTGTATGGTCTGACAATATTACCGAAAAAGACATCAATGACATGGTACTCGGCGGCAAGACAGCAGAAGAGGTTCAGAGGATAATTGACGAGTGTGCTTGTAGTGGATTAACTGCTCTAACAAAATTTACACAATGGAGAATGCGATGAATACAGAAAAGGTTCTTGATCACGGGTTTGTACAGTATGTTGACCACATGGGAGATGATATAACCATTGTTAACGCTGCACGGGTGTCCTTCAACAAAGAGAGCAGTTGGGACGGGGAGCAGCAGTTGACAGATGTGATCGTGGAAAAGACATTGAGTGAGAAAGACCAGAAACTCATTGCGTACCTTGCAAAGCACAAGCACTGGACTCCTTTTGCCCACCCACAAATCACTTTGCGTATCAAAGCTCCT